GTTTAGGGATATCGCTCTTAGCATCAAAACTAACTTGCGTTATCACCGAAATAGAACTTGTCTTATGCCCATGAAGATACTTTGCGTATGCTTGCATCGGCATGTTACCGTCCCGCGCCTTTCCAAATATAGATGTCGCAGGGATGCGGATTTGATAAATAGTGTCCATCTGCTCCTCAAGTATAACAGCCAAACGTTGGGAGTACCTACAAGCTCGACCACCCCCAGTGCTTGATCCCTTAATGCTTTGCTCACAGCTCATACATCTGTGGCTTTGCCGTTGCCCAGACGGTACATCAGGGGAAGGTACTACAGTGTCTGACGACCAACATGTAGGAGCAGATGGATTTGTCGGGTCGTACTCATCTTTGTAATACGTACGAGCCAACTTAGCAGCGTTAACAATAACCACGTTCAACGGATCTGCAGTGATACGCTCCTGCTTACCACCGACAGACCTTTTAAAGTGACCGTCTCCAAGAGTGATATTATTAAACGCTGTATCTAACATTAGTGTTCGGCTTGTCCTGATTTAGTTACTTTTGACAACGCTGATTCCACATCATGTAACCGAAAACGATATACCTCACCTATTTTTATGTAGGTATCGTCAGGTATGTAATCGTTGTTTACCCACTTACGAACAGTGGATATAGATACTTGAAAGTAATCCGCAACCTTGTTGATAGGTACATATGGAGTATCTTCTGTATCTTTTGGTGTAGCACTATAATTAAAGTCAATCATTTGTTTTTCCTCACAGAAACAACGTACTCACTGTCCACATTTAGACCTGCAGGTTGAAGATCAGGGTTCTCTTCTAGAAACTGCTTTACGTTGGTTTGGTTAAGGCGCTTTTCAAAAAATTCGAGAACGTTATGCTTCTTTACAAATTCAAACATAGCTTCCCAATCGTTAGTCCAAACGCGCTGCTTGACAGTGCGGTAGAACATACCACTGGTAGTCTTAACACTGTCCACCCCTTGCTCTTTGCAATAGTCCAACATAGCAGATTTTAGTTTTTCCTGCTGTTTTAATAACTTTTCGTCTGCTTCTTTGAACTCTGCAGACAACTCAGATCTTTTACCTCTAATTTTTATATAGGTCTTCAGTAATTTATCGACGCTTATAGTCATTAATTGTTCTCCACTTATAGTCACTTTCCTGACATATAGTAACTTATAATACTTAGTCAAGTATTTCTTTATATAAATTTATCATTTCTGTGTGTATATTAATACGATCATCTAAAAGACGGTAAATACGTTTTTCAGCATTTGATCCCGCTATCTGTATAACAGTGCATTTATGGTTCTGCCCTGACCGATGTACTCGTGCGTTCGCCTGTGCGTATGTTTCTAACGATGAAGTTGGCCCCCACCATACAACAGTGTTGGCGGCAGTGAGTGTAACCCCATGAGCGGCGGCTTGTGGTTGTATTATTAGAACACGAGGATCGGGATCTGACTGGAACCGGTTAAATATGTCTGTACGTTTAGGCGCAGAAACATCTCCTCGTATGATATCAGACGTGACCCGGTCCTGCTGCAGCTTGTTGGATAACATATCAATCGTATGTCTAAACGGTACAAACACCAGAACTTTTTGGCTACTCTCGTCTATGACTTCTTTTAATACTTGATATCTATTTTTAATATCGAATTGTATTGTGTCACCTTCGTCTGTATAAATTGCCCCTGCACTTATTTGTAGCAACTTGTTTAGACTTATAGCAGCGTTGGCTGCGGTAATGTTTTCTCCAACCACTTGCATAACCATCTGCTTACGTAGTGTTTCGTAATATTTCTTTTGTTGTGGGGTCATTTCAACAATGCGTTTGGTGTATACCATATCAGGCAGATCCAAACATTCTTCTTTCGTAAAACGTATTGCGGGTTGTAATGCTTTGAATACAGTGTCTTTGGATGTCTCTTTTGGTTTGTATTTAAACTGTGTTATCTTCCACATTACCATGTCACGCCAAGAACCAAAGAACCTTGGCACGGATGAGGGACTTACCATTTTAGCTAGGCCATAAGCGTCCAGAGGGCTTTGAGCTGCAGGTGTGCCAGTCATCATCCACAGCCAATCATCTTCTCCTATGATTTTGTTAAGGGTTTTCCACCTCTTGGTCTGTACATTTTTATAATGCGTAGCTTCGTCAACTATGAAAAGATCAAACCCACCGTTGGCTATATCATCCTTCACAATTTCGACACCATCGTAGTTTATAACTACAAATTCTGCGCCCGCTTCAATTATCTTCTTACGCTTTTCTTTTGAACCATAAGCTACATCGACTGTTCGATGCATAGCAAAGGAAAACAAATCGTTTCTCCATGCGCTATCCATTATAGATAGTGGACATATAACGAGAACTCTATTTACCTTGCCTTGGTTCATTAGATAGTCAGCAGCCCATATTGAAGACGCTGTTTTACCCGTGCCTTGCTCGTTGAAGCAAAACGCTTTTTTATTCATAGTCAAAAATGATGCCGTGTCTTTCTGATGTTCGAACGGCTTGTACTGTCCCGGCCAGCTATAACGTTTGGTAATAGGTGACGGCATGTTTATATTTAAATTCTTTAGAGTATGAACTTCGTCAATACCCCAGTTTACGACAACTTCGTTCATAGATATTTCCTTACTCTTTGGGATCACAGTTGTTATCTGTTTAGGGTTACGTACTTTAAGCAGTAACGCCTTATCCCTTATTATCTTCATGTTGTTCTCCGTGGTAGCTTGTAGCTACTTCTTTTTGCGTGGTGGCTTACTCATACGGCCCCCTGCTGCTCTGTTCTTTGATGGGCTTTGTAGCGTTACGCCATCTTTATTCGACCCACCCCTGCTCAATGCCTTCTTATGTGCGATGTCTTTCCCTTTTCTATTTACTTTTTTCTTATCCATTTTTCTACGGGCGCGTTGTCTTTCCATACGGTCAGCGTGTTCGCCCCTAGCTTTCTGTTGCTTATATTCTTTTTTATAAGGTCTAGGCTTGTTTTTATATGGCATTAGTTACTCCCATTATGAGGACACTCCAACACTGGACAATGGCGTTTGCATAAACCAGAAGGGCGGGGGTTCCACACATCTTTGTCAAACGCTATTTTCATATTAGCATACTTTGTTAACCATTTCTTCCAAAGAATGGACTCTGAGTCAATTTCATAAGTTTCTTTTATTAAACTCTTTGCAACAACAAAAAGCAAACCCGCTTTTATTTTTGTTACTTCTGGGTAGTGTTTAAACACTGAGAGAGCCATAAGTTCTAGCTGTCCTTTATCAGCGTACTTGGATGATCGACCTGTTTTGTAGTCAACCACCCAAGCCGCCCCTGCCAATACGTCAACTATTATTAAGTCAGCTATACCTCTAAACCATACCTTCTTATCAAAGAAGTCGCAGGGTTCCAAGTCTTCAGTTAGTCCCAACTTCTTTTCACATACCTTCACACCCCTTTTATTATTCAGGGCGTTTAGCGTAGGTTCTATAAACCCAAACTTTTTTGGTAACGGTGTATCTGTTCCTATATAGTCTTCACATGCTTTATGAAACTCAGTGCCATACCGCGTAGCTTCTGTCTCTTCGAAAGGATATTCTTTTAGTATGTTCACATGATAGAACTGCTTCGGGCATGTATCAAATGCCTTCGCTTTACTAAAAGACCAAGGTGCTATGCTCACTCGCAGTCTCCATATGATTTCCCTGTGCCGCTTTCACAATCCACAGGTAAGCCTGTTGCCCAATCGGGTGTCCATCTCATACACTCCTCAACATACGCTTGAGCTGCTGCTACTTCGTTGTCTTTCACACAGCAAACTATTGAGTCGTGTACCGTCAACACCACTTTATATTTCTTGTTAATTCTTAACATTTGTTCACCTATAATGCAACGTGCTATTGCCTGACACACATTCTCTATTACCTTGCCACCGTATATCTTAGTACGCCCACGCCTTGTTTTATAGGTATATTCTAAACCGTTTTCGGTTTGCTCTACGCCCAACTGATCATACAATATACTCAATCCGCTAGGCATTATCAAAGCCTGTTTGTCAGCATCAACCCCGACAATGCCTTTTCGACCAAACGCTGATTGTCTGTTGTTAGTCATTTGCTGAACCATGAAGTTAGCATCTCTCCATACTTTGCTAATCTTAAAGTTAGCGTCACGGTATATTTGTATTATCCTCCGGGCCTCGTGAGGTTCGACTTCATACCCAAACGTCTTTAGCTGTGTGCCAAACTTCTCAGCACCCATACCATACCCTGCGCCTAGGATTGTAGTTTTCCCAACGAACCGCTGATCCTTTGTAACATCCGCCTCATCGCATTGATATATACGTGACGCCATCTTTACATATACATCCTCACCTTTGGCGAAGGCAGCGGTAAGGTCGTCTTGCCCTGCGAACCATGCCAACACTCGCGCTTCAATCTGCGAACTGTCAGCCTCCACTATAGTGTAACCCTCGGGGGCAATAATTGCCTTCTTTAACTTCTTAGCGTTCGGCCCTCTGCTTGGTAGGTTTTGTAGATTTATCTTGTCAGAACCTCCCCACCTACCTGTGTGCGCCGCGTAATACCGTACGGGAACTGGCAACATACCTCTTTTAGATATGTTTATGAACCTTTCGGTTCGAGTTTCTTCCAACGTGCTTTTGTTACCTAATCTAGCCGCTACTAAAGATTGTACCTTATCATCGTCGTGTTCTTGCAATAATTTAAAATCTTCATCAGACTTAGCAAAGGCGTAGGTCTGCTTGCCTGTCGTCGGGCTTATTTTCATCGGGGGTTCCACATCAAGATCTCGTAACATGTCGGCAAACTTTTGATTGCTCATCAGATCTTTCTTATCTTCTATATTTGCATCACGTAACAACTTGTCTTTACGTTCTTTGGTATCTTCGAGATGCTGCTCCAAAAGTCCAAGATCAAGGTCAAGCGTAGGCTCAATAAACATACGCAATGTAAGGTCAATAAGTTTTAACTCTTGTTTGGGAAACTTTGCGCCCATCTTTTTAAAAAGATTGTAGGTTAAATCTACATCGTTCTTGGCGTACTCGCCATAGCGTAGAGCTTCTTGTTCTGTAAAATCGGCTCTGCGTTTACCCTTGGCATTGTGTACCTCGGTTCCTTTAACACCGACACCGTATCTTTCTGCTACCGCTTTAAGAGACGCGCTAGTCTCTACACCATGCAAGGCACGAGCCATGCACATCGTATCGAACCATGCTTTTGGTTTTATTCCATACCGCCACGAAAGTATTGCTCCATCAAACATAGTATTATGGCAGAGAATACCACACTGAGAGAAGTCTATGTGCGATAACAAACGGTCCAGCAACCGGGGATCACGTATGTACTTAGTCTTTTTGTCGTTCTTCTTGATCGCAAGGCCGATTACCTCAAACCTTTTGTCTCGCACATATTCTTCAGTTGTCAGCTTCGATAACGAATAGTCTTGAGCGTAGTACGTTTCAAAGTCTAGCGTATAAATATCCATTAGGTTTCGGCTATCTCACCGCCCAATGACATATACCCACAAACATCTATGTAGTTGTCTAGGTTCTTTGTGCCGTCCCCGTGTAGTCTTGCGATCTTCATCAGGGTCAGCATAATCGGAACATCATCCACCTTTATGAAGTCTATAAGACCAAGGTGCGTGTTCCAGTATGTAGCCATCATTCTAAAGTTCTCTTCTGCATCGCCGTGCTGCTCGGCTCTGTCTGTAGTGACAAGATCTTTTGCTGTGTCTAGTATCTTGCTTCTACCGGCTGCGTACGTGCCGTCCGTCTCTTCACGCCAATTTTCTGAACCTATCCGCGATACCATATTCTTTACAAATTCTATATCGACACCACATTCATCCGCTACGATAGCATAATCGGCTTTGCGATTTTTAATTAGGTATTCCCATACCTTGCTTTCTTTTTTAGTCATCGAACGCATCCTCAACCAAACTTAGTAGACGTTTAGCTTTTTCATCGCCACGCTCAGTCATATCTTTCAGATATTCTATAAGCATTTCTTTTAAATCATCCATCTGCTGTTCTCCTACCAAGGTCTTAATTTTGGTCTTACTATTCGTGACGCGACCTCGCTTACATCACAATGACCTTCTGTTGCGTTGATTTGATCGTAGAACCCACCGACATTTAGCAGTACATCCCAACAAGCATCCTCGTTAGGAAACCAAACAGTAAGATACATCTGATGTTCCGCAAGGGTATAGCCTATCGTTAACAACGTAAAAAATTCCATGACAACTCCATATCTTTATGTATTATGTTTATAGGGGCGAGTTTTTAACGCGGTTTTTTAGTCCTTTCTTTTCCACGTTTCCTCTCAATTACTTGCCCCACCTCTTTATTCTTTTCATCCCAAGGGGCTGTTGCAAGGCTAACTTTCTGGTGTCCGTACGCTAGTTTACGTTTATACCCTTGCATTTCTTTCTGGTTCTTGGTCCAACGGCTCATACTACACCCTGCCAAGATCTTCTCCTGTGTTCTATCACAACGCCCGCCGACTTCAGGGCGTCCACGTAATCGTCTAATTCTTCCATAGCGGCAAATATCTCCTGTTGTATTCTTGGCCTTGGGTTTTTACTAGCACTCTCGTCTCGCAAGTTATCTACTTGTCTCTTTAGCCATTTCAGTTGTGACGCTTGCCATTTAGTTAACTGCTCATTTCCCATAACTATTCGTCCTCTTCGTCTTTAAGGGATACCCTTATGTTCCTTCTTCTGTTTGATTGACTTAATTGGCTCTTCCAGTGAGGTGGCTTACTGTCTGGATTTCTTTTAAGCACGATATTACGCTTGCTCATTGGTATGCCTAGTTCTTCGAACAAAACCTTATCGACTGGTTCTTCACCAGTGTCAAAATGCATACCTTCCAATCCATTATATTCTGGATGTCTTGGGTCTTCCGAAGGGAAGTGGATCTCTGTTAAATATTTTCTAGTGTCCGACATACTTCCTCTATGTTTTCTTCGTTCACCACTAGCGCTATGCCATCAGCTAGTTTGATGTCTGTCAAGTTCTTTTGCTGTAAGGCGGTAGGCTTGTTTGTTCCTGCTTTGCACTCAATGCCTATGAAACGACTTTTATAGCATGCAATAATATCAGGCACACCGCTACGACCATAGCCACCTGTGACTGGGTAGAAGTAATACGCGCCATGCTGTTTTAGTATCTGTACTACTTTCTTTTTAACTTTTGCTTCGGGTGTCATTTCTTTTAGCTATCTCTTTTAACTTTTGTACCAACTCAGCCTTGTTTGGTTTAGCAAATCTTTGAGGCTGATGTTCTTTAAATTTATTAAACCCCATTCTTTTTTGGGTTCTTTCATGCTGATGTTTTTCTTTTACCATTTTTCCTCCGTGGTAACTGGCATAATCGGTAGTTTCAAACTACCGATTTGCTGTTTGTTTTATGCCGCGCTTATCGTGGGGGCATGATAACCCTTCTTAATTCCAAAAGCGGGATGTCCTGACCAAAAACCATGTATCCACTTGTATGGTAATCCATCTTTGTAAAAGATT